CACCAAGTCCACGTTCTGTTTTTGTCACAACCTTTTTGTCACCATATTGGCTTTTCTTGATGGTGGTTGATACGCCAGTCAATGTATTTCTTTTGGTTTGTCTAGAAACAATGCCTTCTTCCACACCAGCCGGGTCAGGGTCTTCACCTTCGTCTTCTGTTTCTTCAGTGGCCACATCACCTTGAAATAGCCGTTGAGAAACTTCAGCGCCCTTGGCTTGAAGAATGGGGCCAAGGCGATCATGCATAGCCGCATCGAAAGCTTTGGTGGCATCAATAGGCTTGCTGTTAAAAGCAGCATTGATGAAGTCTCTAATATTTTGATCAGACATAATTAAACCCTTTGTTCTTGGTTTCTTTACTGGTATTTATAGTTATTCGTGTTTCTCCGGTGGGTGAAGACACCATCATTCTTCATCGTCTTCTTCACTCAGGTCTTCAACAAACCGCGTCATTTTCTCAACCAAAGCACTCTGTTCCGGTGTAATTTCATCCACCGGAATATCACGAATGTCCATTTCTGACAGGCTTACACCATGTTTTACTGTCCTACGGTCTTCTTTTTTTGGTGAACTATCCCGCTGTGGGCTATCAACCGGGCTTTTGTTTTTTCGCCTGTTTGGTTGTGGTTGCTCTGGTGGCGCTGATTGAGGGGTGGCTTCTTCACCGGGGGGTGGGCCATCGTCTTCTGGACCCACCGCAACAGGAGCAATGGATTGGGACTCTTGTTCAATTTCAGCATCAATTTGTATAATCTCATCATCACTTTGTTTCAAAATATTTCTACGAACGTAAGCATTTGAAAAATATCTTCCCAAGAAATCTTCCGCGTCTTTTGCAAGACCAATACGGTCACGGGTGATTTCCATGTTCTTGAGTTCTTCAAAATAGTTGTCAACGGCATAGTCAAATTTGATCTTACGTCTCCACACATCAAAGTCTTTGATGGTACAGACTCCGGTAAGAACAAGTTGGCGCTCAAGAAGCTTCAGGAAAATCTTTGAGAATTTTGCTCTAAGACGAATAATGAATTTTGCAAAAGAAACTTCATCACGTGAAATCTCTGTAGCACGGCCAAGATTGAATTGGGCCTCTGGTTGAAGTCTGGTGATAGGAACGTTAAGAGCTTTGTAAAGATCGTTTTGAAAATATACAACATCTTCAATGTCGCCAAGGTTTTGACCGCCCGGAAGCGTAGTGATTTCAGTACCCCGGCCACCATCTCTACGTGGAAGCCAGAAGTCTTCAAGATACGTCATGAACTTACGGTCATCACGAATTTCACCCGTAGCAGAGTCGTACACGGTACGGTTTTTGAACTTTGTCATCAGGTCACGAAGATATTGTTCGGCCTTGGCTTTCGGAAGACCACCAACATCCACATAGAAAATTCTACGTTCGGGAGCACGTGAAATACGGTAGATCACCAATGAGTCTTGCATGGCACGAAGCTGGTTCAAAGGACGAATGGCTTTATGCAAATATGACAGGATCATTTTACCCTGTGGGTCAAGATAACCACTTGTAGAGTAAAGAATTGAATCCTTGGCAATCTTCAGACCTTCGATGTTGTCATTGACACCAAGCGAACCAGACTTCTTCAAGAAACCAGCAGGAGAATAGACATAGTATTCAGCTTTGAGATATTGCATTTGAATGGAATGCTGATTATCAAGCTTTTTCTTCTCCATGACACGTACTTTTTTGATGTGTCTTGGATCAATGTAACGAAGTTCTTTAAGACCGTCTCTTGGATTATTTTCGTCAATGATGGTATGATAATAGATACGACCATCCACATACCATCTCTTAAAGAGTTCGTATGCGTCTTCGTGAAAATTAAGAAGGTTCAGGATGTTTTCAAACTCATACTGGATGAGTTCTTTAATGCGCGGGTCGGCCTCAACATCGTCAAGATTGATTGTTACGGTTTCTTTATCGTCCGTATCGACAATAGCTTCATTGCAAATATGCCCAATAGCCATATCGACTGTTGGGTCTTGGGAGATTGTACGGTAACGGGTGATGAGTTCGGCTTCAGTACGAACAGTACCGTCGAGATCAATATGTGTCCCGTAGATACCGCCTTCATGTGTTACAAGAGCACCATCATCATTTGTGGGAGCCACAAACGACTTACGGTTTTTCTCTTCGTTCTCTTCTGCTTTAGAACGCGCTCTCGTAATGTTAAAGCCAAATAATTCCATTTACACTACCCCTATATTCGCTAAAATCATGATATCCACTGAGCAGTGAATATTAGGAAGCGCCGCCAGCGTTCCCCGTAACACCACCAGAAACTTCCCAAAGGTCCATTTGGAAGGTCACTTGAAAAAGCTCAAGCGTGTCTGTGGCGTTCCAATCAAGTTCGATTGGCGTGATGTCTTGTGGCCAGATACCATCAACCGTGTACTCTCTGATAGGTACACCAGCCTTTGAATACTGGATCACTTGGCCCGTTGACTTGTAGTCAATAGGGGCACCAGCCGTTCTTACGTTTGCTCTGTGCTTGTTGATAGCGCCAGACCATTCTTCCATTGCGTTACGAATAAGGAAGTCTTCATCGTTGATGATTGTGACTGCCCATTCTTGGAAAATTCTATCGCCAGCCAGCTTGATTTTTCTACCGAAGTAAGGTACTTCAACCACGCCCAAAATAGAGCCGGGGATTGAAGCCGCTTGGCAGAGAAACGGAAGTTTGACATCAGCAGTAGGATTAACCGGATTTTGAATACGGACTTGGAACAGGGAAGGACGTGCGCCGCCACCCTGAAGTTGTGCCCTGATCTCATTTATGTTAAATGCCAATTTATATCTCCTTACCGGACTTTATTCGGTTTTGTTTCCAAGGAAGCATCTGAAGATTCTCTATTGATGAAGCGTCATCAATACAAATACCCCTTTCAAAACACTCCTTAATTGATCTTTTATGATCAAGCTGGTAGCCACCACTCACGCCACATACTCTTCTTGGATATTTATTCGGGTTGATCACGTCCTCAAATTTTTCATACACTTTTTCTGTTTTACGTCTGACTTTATAAGCATATGCTGCAAAGTCTTCTTTGTTCTCTTTCCACCGGGGGTGATTTGGGCCTATTCTTTTTGTATTACCCAAAGAAATTCCTGATGTATCTCTAAGTTCAGTTATCAATGATCTCGAACATGCTTTACAAAAGGTTTTCTTCCCATAGAGTTTAGATTTTCTCATAATCAACTGATATGATCTCTCAAATGTTTCTGAACACATATCACTATCACATTCACAACGAACTTTTTTGTTACTATTCTCAGGCAAGTCACAGATAGAAACCGTTATCTTGGTTCCCTGTTTACACTCGCCATAACCAAGAGACCTCCAATAAGCCCCTTGGTTACTGATAGTAATCTCAATTTCATCTTCAATAATCATGAGTCTAGAAAGACCCAACTATTTCAGAGAACTCCACTCCACTTCTCACCGCGACGAAATTAAGCTGGATATAATTAATTGACCGTGCAGGTTTGATGTAGATGTCACCGACAAATTCGTTTCGGTCAATCACTTCACCAGTGTTGTTTGTTGCGTCACAAACTACTCTGAAGTCAGTGATACCGCGTCTACCTTGAACATCTCTAAGGTATGGCTCAACCAAGTTCTTGAACTGTGATCTAGTGAACTCATCGTTGAACTCAAACAGCGTGAATTTGGATGCAGTAGCAATTGCCTTTTCGAGAACAATGAACAGTCTACGAACGTTGATACGGTCAAAGGCAGAAGGCTTGGAAAGCTTCGTCTTGTCACCGAAAAGCACTGTACCTTGACCCTTAAAGGTCACAACCGGGTTGATACCAGCCTTATACAGCACATCGCGTTCTGCCTTTTCAGGGTTCCACGCCAGCTTGATGATGTTCTTGATCTGACCGCGATTGAAGCCACCCGGAGACCACCAAGGATCACGGGCAAGGTCTGTTCTCACGCAAAGACCAGCAACATCACCGTTCAAAGGAATGTAGCGGTACACATCATTGTACTTGTCATATTGGTATTTATAGCCAGAATCCATGAAGGCATATGAAGAACTTCTCAGTGAATCACCAAATGTCTTAACATCTTGCTCTTCATCAAGACCGCTGTTGTTCACCACGTCCGCGTAATCCGGCGAGCAGAACACCACACAATCTTTTCTGTACTCAGCAACATTGTCAATCAGGTAGTTTGGAAGTTGCTCACCATTCGTACCACCACGTGACTTACCAGTCATCACCAAGGCAATGTCTGTGTCGTCTGAGCGGAATTTATCATAGCCGCTTGTGATGATTGCAAGAGGTACTGAACTTTCATCTGCACCATCAGAACCATTCACGAATGATTGGGTATATGGTGTAGAAGAGGTTGAAGATTGAATGTTCGTGGCGGTGTTTGACACAGCCGTAGAACGATCAGAAGCCCACCAAACATATCTTGATGTTTGGTTCACAACCGTCTTGTAGTAATTTGTCGTACCGTTTTCTGTTTTGGCGTCTGAGGCGCGTGACATACCAGCAAAGACCTCAAGGATCGTACCGGGGACACCAGTGAACTTACCGTCTTCGTCAGCCACAACCACGTGAATTTCGTCATTGGCAGAAGTATTACCTTGTGCCAGAACGAAGTTAGAGATGCCCGGAGCCGCGTCAACGCTGTTCCAGTATTCCCAATAACGTGTGGGGGTTGAGGTTGAGAAAGCAGTACCAAGGCCATACTTGTCTTCAAACGAAATGGTCACTTCCGCATTGGAACCAACAGCCGAAGGAGCACCAATAGCCGTGACTTTAAGGTATTGCTTACCGATTGAAGCGTTACCAGCTTCAATGTAATCACCAACCGTAAGTGTGTCAGTGATGTTAACGGCAATGTTGGCCGCGTCAGCATAGACACCCGTGTTTGAAACAACCACAAGCGTACCAGAATTTGACCCAATGCTGAATGAAAGAGTAGACGTATCAACCCCAGCATCACTACCATCATTCAGGTATGAAGCAAGGTTGATTGTGCTTGTGTATTGGTTGGCAGAGTCACAGACAGAAATTTTCAGTGAGTTGCCAAGGTCGCCGGGGTAGCGAGCAACCCATTCAATATCAGCGTCAAATGTAACTGTTTCGTAGTGATCATCGTTTTTGACCAGAGCACCAGTATTTGAAGCAACCGCGCCGGAATTGGCGAACGCGCTCAACACACCAGTCACACCACTTTCATCTGTGGTGTTGGCAGTACGAACAACATACAGAGCATTACCGTATGCCAAGAAGTTGGCACCCGTGAAAAAGGTTTCAGGGTTATGGTTGGTTGGTTTCCCAAACCGGGAAACATAATCGTTTTCAGATGTAACAAGCGTCAGTTTGTCAACTGGACCCCAACGAAACACACCAGCCAAGGCACCCTCAGTGGTGGAAACGGCAGGAATAACGGTAGTCAGGTCAATTTCTGAGACGTTTACACCGGGCGATACAGCAAAAGCCATTTTATTCTCCTTCAACGGATGTTCTTTTTAAGTACTTTGCTAGTATTTATATGTTCAGTGATTTGCGTTTAGCCCAATCGCGGGTAGCCGCTTCGGACAATTTCCTTCTGGTTTCATCGGAGACAACGTATGTTCTTTTTTTCTCTCTATGAGCACGTGAGGCATTCTTGACGTGTTCTGGTGTTTTCTTCTTACCCTTCATAGCTGCACTAATTTTGGATTTGTGCTCTTCAGACATAGGTTTTCGTTTTATGCCTTTAGTTGCGTATCCCCCTTTTGCAGCATTTATGGAGCTATTTTTGATAAATTCTAAGGTGTCTCCTTGAAGAAGATGAATAGCCCAATGAATCCGTTCTGATACACACATCAAGTTTCCAATTTCATTATTCAATGGATTTCCGTCAATATGGTGGATGTGCCACCCATCAGGGATTGATTGTCCATGATAAGCTTCCCACACAGCCCGGTATTCAGATGAACGACGATACATTAATAGCGGCCACGATCATGGTCCCAGTGCGGGTCCCAAATCTCTCCTTGCTCGTCATCAGCCCAAACCCAATTAGATTTCTTCTTGGAGAAATACTTTACCTTGTCTTCTTCCATACTGTCCCGACCGTCATAGACAATGCCGAAAGGAACAAGATCATCTTCAACCTCTTGTTCTGTTTTGTCACGAAGCTCTCTGATGGTGTTGATGTTGGTCATCTCTTTGAAGAACTGTTGTGTAGTAAGCCACGCAAACAGGATCAGTCCATCAACAGTGTCATCGAAGTGTCCCGGTTCAGCTTCCCATGAACCCCCCTTCTTGGAGAATGTGGAAAGCTCTGAGATTGTCTGGAAGTCAACCAACAGAAGTTGGTTTTGCTCTACTAGGAGTTTGAGATTCAAGCAGCCTTCAGCCTTGACCTTTTTGGTCATGCGAACACCCTTGTCAGATTTCTTAGACCAGCCATGCGTCAAAGTTTTCCCGGCACGACCATTGTTTTCAGTCACAAAAATATTGTCGTACTCATACTCTTCATAAATGTATTGCGGCACCTGTTCGCCAATGTCATTGATTTCAACTAAAATTTGAGCGTTATTATATGTACCAGCAATACGATAAATGGTTGCCGCGTAATCAGTTGGGGTAATGTGGTTATCTCTGAAGGTACAAACTTGACGGTACGGCATCTTGGTTACATCAATCACCTGTACCGCAGAATAGTCCAAGCCCTTTCCACGTGAAACATCACAGATGACCACATAGCCATGATCGTCTTTCCGTTCCTCATAGATACAGAAACCATCCCCTTCATGTAGCGGAGACAGGTGTACAAGCTCCTTGAGCTTCTTACCTGAGATGAGCGTACCGGATGACCCAAGAAACTCACATTCGTACTCCTGAGCGAATTTTTCGGTGTCTCCGTTGAGACCATCAAGGGTGTCCTTCTTCCACTTCTCACCGCGCCCCGGAACTTCCCACCAAGGAACCTCAACCAGTTTGTATTGATTTCGACCTTCTCTGGCATTAATCACAATCTTATAGAAGTGATTTAGGCCGTTGGGGGTTGAAACCAGAATGACCTTTGTGGTTTCACCAGATGAAATTGTAGGGAACACAGAAGTAAAGAACTCATCCCAGTTGTCGATGTGGGCCGCTTCGTCAATGAAGAGCAAGTTGATGGAGAAGCCCCGAATGGCATCACCAGATGTTGAGTCCGCAATAATCCGTGAGTTGTTTTCCAGCCATGTCGAGCCCTTGTTCCACTCCACCACACCTTGTTGAAGCCAGTGTGGAAGGTGCTCAAACGCCAATTGAACTCTGCTATGGATTTCACGGGCGGTAGAGCCCTTGTTGGCAAGCATGGCGACTGTCTTGTCACTATTGAAGATGATATACCAGAGGATGTACGCCACCACAGCAGTAGTCTTACCAACCTGCCGTGCAGTATTGAAAGCAGAAAAACGGCCATCGTGCATGGCCCTGATCATACGCTTCTGATATGGGTATAGAATAAGTGGGACTAGCCCACGGTCAACGTGAACAACCTTGATATAATTTTCGGCAAAGTAAATAGGGTCTTCGGAGCACTTATGCCACTCCTGAAGCATTTCCTTTGACCAAGGAATTTGGATGTCTTTTCGTTTGATGTTCGCATTGCCGCGAAATGCTGTTGGGCTAATCGCCATCTAAAACTTTACCGCGCATGATAGCCTGAAGTTCCGCAGGGGTTCCAACAAACAAATGATTGTTGATTGTACCGGGACCGTTCTTGGGCTTTTCTTTCACGATGTCCTTTTTCTTCTTGTGTGAATCAAGAAGCTCTCTATTGGTATCGGTCAAGGTTTTCATAAGCGTAGAGAGAACTTCATAGGCTCTTGGGTGCTGGGATTGGCGAGCCACCTCAACCAATTCTTCCAAAGCAACCTTACCTGTATCTATAATTTCTTTGAGGTTATCCCTGATATACTCGAAATCTTCTTCAGTTATTTCGTCCGCGTCAGCAATAATTTTCGCGATGTCTTTGGTTTCTTCAACGACAACTACGTCTTTTCCTGTCTTGTCATCTGTGTCGATGTCAAGAAAATCGTCTACTTTATCTGGGTCCATGAATCTACTCCGTTATTTCAGGGTCTTCAATGATCGTAACGTATCCGTAATCGTCCGTTGAATTGATGTTTGCGTATGGGATTGTCTGTGCTGAGTCTGTTGTGGGCTCACCATTAGCAGTCAAGCCCGGATATACAGTAACTCTTGCACCAGAGATTGTATCATTGCTTGATACATTAGCAATGAGTTGATCAATCGTCGTATTATACGTGTCTTCAATGAAGAAGTTTGTATTGGCAAGCTTAATGATACCCGTTCTTTTGACCGGACCGAATATATAGCCTTTGAGGGTGAAGTTTAGATTATAGACCAGCGTTCTTCGCTCTTCGAAATTCCCTTGGTAGATGTCTTCTACAGAAACATCATTCAAGTAAATTGGAATATCAAGTGTTACTTGCGGATTAGAAATCAACTCTACTGTTGATGTCCATTCTGGTGTAAAATACGGGAGGATTTGTTCTAGTATTCTCAACCCGTCTTCAGTGTTCTTCACAAAAATAGAGAGTACAAAATTCAGGTTGTATGGTACTGGATTGTATTGGTACTGTCTTTTGTCTGGCGTACCATTCCTATCCGCTTGCACAAATCTGTTAATGGTAGGGAGCTTCCGGTCAGCATCATACTCATAGTTCAACAGTTCAAACCCCATGCGTGGGAGAATGATTGAGAACTCTTTGTCTAGTTCAGAGTTCATTTCTACACGCGCAATGAATTTATCCTTCGGGCCATAGGCCAAAGGAATCTTCATTGCTTGCACAACTTTACCACTAGAATCTTCTCTGTTGATCCAAACATCATTGAAGAGCGTCCCAAAGAGAGTGACGTACTTCTTGATGGTGCCATAATAAAATGTACGACCGAAAATTTTCTTATCCTAGCCTTGTAATAGGTCCAACTTGTTCTTACTGTAAAGCTCTTTCGCAACAGATTCCAAGGAACGACCCGCCCCTTCAGTCAGCATACCTTTTGCTTTTTCGTAGTATGACAATTTCTGTGCTTCAGTAAGTTCATCCCACTCAATTTTACGTGTTGTTGTGTTGTCTTCAGCAAGTAGCATATTTCTCTCCTTAGAATGTTCCGTCTTCACTGAATGGATCATGCTCTGTAAAGTCAATGATCAAATCAGATTCAGTTTGGAACTCATCGTTATCAGAAGAGTCCAGAATGTATCCATTAGACACGTTACGAACTCTTCCTGTGTTAGCATCTATATTTAGGTCTCCGTTGGCATACAAGGTAGCGTTGTCGCCCTGTCCAACATTGATTGACCATTCGTCTTCAAGATCATCAATCTCAGGAATACCAGTGTTAAACCGTTCGTTGCTGTACACAAACAGTTGGCATTTCAAATCATACATCTGCAAAGCACCCATCTGGTAGAACACCGGGCGGTGATCAACATATGTGATCTGATAAATCTTTCCGTTCAATGGCATATATAGAAGGTCGCCTTCTTCTGGGCGACCTTGTGATTCTGGCCCACCCACATCAGACTCCCATGTGCGCCGTGCAACAGTAAATATGATCTCATCATTAATTTGAAGGTTGAAAGCCGAAAGAAAAGAACCTTCTCCCTCAAACCCTTCAATATTTTTGATGTAGAACTCAAGCTGGTACGCGCTATTGTATGTCGAAATGGTGTCTTCATCGAAGATGTCATCACGATTTCTCAGAGTGCGCGGCATATAAAACATGTCCATCCCATACATTCTGATGGACTCAATGATAAGGTCTTCAATGAGATTCTGTTCTGCTACGCTCTCAAAATTATTGAAGTGTGGCGAGCTAACGATGATTCTTCTCCTTACGTTCGGCCCACCAAAGCTTCATTCTTTCTGAATGTTGGCGCTTTCTTTCTGGGTCTTTCCATTGTTCCGCAGACTTAGTTCCTGCTTTTGAGGACCGTGCTTTTCTTTTGTCTTCAGGTGTACTAAGAATACCTTTTGATATTCTCGCTTTAGTTTCTTCTGTGTGTTTGGTTCCCCGATTATGAGCGGGTTTTCCAGCCGCCCAATGACCACGCTCTTTTAAACGTTTTTGTCTTCCATTATCCAATTTCGCTTTATGCTCTTTAGAAATTTTCTTACCGCGCTTTGCAGCAGCCAACTTTTCTCTGTGTTCTGGTGGAAATTCCCGTCTCATCTTGGCACGAACTTCTTCTGTGAAGACGATTGAACCACCAGCACTGTTGTTGTACCATTCATCAAGTTTCAAATCAGCAGACATGAGTATAGCTTTCTCAAGAGCTACACATTCTGCTTCCGTTCCTTGTGCTACTATCTGGCGACTGAAGTTTCCACCACTATAGTCTTCCCAGAATGTTTTAGACTTACTCGAACACACGTACCCATCATCCGTAGAACCCTTATGGTATCCCACGTATTTCTGGCCTGTATCCATGTTTGTCCAGCAATAAACGAAGGCTTCCATTGCTAACCCCTTGATTTTATTGACAAATCAGCCAACCATATCCATCACAGGTAGACTCATATCATTGACCATCTTATCTCTAAGTTCTTTGATTTCCCGGTCAGCGTCATCAAAAAGTTTTTGACCGTTAAACTGAACACCACCCGGAAGCTGCATACCCTCAAATTTGGAGAGGTTTGCGCCCCACTGGCGTTTGATAAGTTGTTGGGTATAATTCTGAAGCCACCAATCCGACCATACGTCAGGCCACACTTCAGGGTCTACCACTTCTGCCGCTTCAACGAGTAGATATCTACCAACCTGAAGTCTTCCTTTGTCTTTGTCGATATAAAGGCGGTCTCTGTGGCGATTGTACCGGAACATGGTCTTACCCACCAAGAGTTCTTGGATGAGGGCAATATGTTCCATTGTCATATAGTAAGGAACAAGTGACACGCTAGTAAGGGTGTAGAGATCGTTCAAGGCAATCTGATAACGAATTGAGAAAATGTCGCTTGAGTTGAAAGAAGGATCATCAATATCGAATACTTTAACTACCCCAATAATGTTTTCTGGTAGTGTAATGTAGCCATCAGATATAATATTTGCTGTAAGAACTTGTTTATAGTAAATCTTTTCAGTGCCATCAAAGTGATAGTCCCAATAGAATCTCAGAGCCTCGTCAATGCGAT